GATAAAAATTGTAAAGTAGATCCGTTTACAAATGTCATTGTTAAATCTGCTTTATTTGAATGTGCTATAATCTCAAATGCCGCATCACTTAATTCCTGAAATACTTTTTTAGCCTGATTGTAAATTGGAGATACCCAAGCACCTTTTTGTTTGGGGTTGGATAATAACCAATACAACATTAGGTTTTGTCCTAATAGGGATTTACCATATTGTCTACCGGTTGCTACAATACCAAATTTGTGTTTACTATCAGCAAACCCTTCAATAACATTTTTTTGTCCGGAATGAGGTGTAAATAATTTAATTTCCATTATATTGCCATCCAATCTTCATGTTGTTCATAACAATTACATTGTGGTAAAAATAGGAATGTACCATTAAAAGTAGGATCTATATTACGTGCCTTAACTAATTCTTCTTGAGTAGCTAATTTAGTAGGTGTATTACAATGTTTACAATAAGGTGTTTTGATTGTTCTTACCTTATGGTATTTAGGTCCACTATATTTTTTTACCTTACTATTTTTTCTTCTATTTTTACTCTTCGGCATTACCCCACTTTAATTCATAATTGTTTTGTATATTCACTTGGGTTTGTGGTTGTTCTAATCCTTTCCATTTACCCATTATCTCTATTACTTTAGATTCATTAAAATTTGTTCTATTAATTGAATCAATCAATTTATTTAGTATAGGGACTATTTGTTGTATTTGATCAGGGCTTCTATCTAATTCATCCTGTAATTGTTTAATGAATGATAAAGTCATTTTTTTAGTATTCTGGTTATCTTTTTTAATTTGTAAGATACCAGTAACTGCTTCTTCATATACTTTATCCAATTGTGCTGTAATTGAATCTAGATATGCTTGGCGTTCTTCTTCTTCTTCTTGTTTCATAATTTTACCTGCTTGAGCATAGTATCGTTCTGCTTGTTTTTCTCCTATTTGGTATTTTTCATATAGGAAGTCTTTGTATCTATTTAATGACGCATCAGGACGCTTTCTAAACTCAATACATTCTTGTCTAATAGCATCTGCTTCACTTTTACTTGCCATAGTATTGTTTTATTGCTTCGTATACTAAATCTGCTTCTTCTCCGTCATATTGTTTTTTCCATCCTTGATAATCGTTCCATTTTTGGGAATCATAGAATACAATAATAACCATTCTGTCATTTGAATCATATTCAATATCAAGTTCTACTTCATCCCCAAATGTTGGGTCATCTTCATTATTTTTAGGGTCTATTTTTTTACTTGTATTTCTAAATAATACAGATAATTCCTCCTCGTCAAATCCCCAATTACCTAATTCGTTTTTGGTAAAATGTTCAGATAATGAATCTAAATCCCATTCACCGGTATTGCGGTTTAATCTAATGTTTAATTCACGTTCTTGTGCTTCTGTTAAATCAACATATACAACAGGTACCTCTTTATAGCCTAATTCTATTGCTACTTTTAATCTTTGGTGTCCGCCAACTAATATATTTTTTCTAGCGGGGTTAGAATTTACTACAAGTGGATTTACGAAACCAAACTCGGTTAGAGATTTAGAAATATTTTCTTTCTGTTCGTCTGTTAAATTTCTTGGGTTGTATTGTGCTGGATTTAGTTCCGATACGTTTACATTTATAATCTCCATGGTAATACCATTTTTTTGTTTAATAATTCATTCCTAAATGTGTTTTTCCATTTAACATAACTACCTACTACCTCCAATTGTACGTCACCTTGTTCATTGTATAACTCGGTTGCTTTAGTATAATTGGCTTTTAATTGTAATATGTTGGGTAGTTTAACATGAATAACATTTGGTATACCTAATACTTCTTGTATTTCATCCATATAGGCAACAGATAAATGTAAATCAATCCTATCGTATTGGAATGATAAATTAGCTATTTGTTTTTTTACTTTAGTAGCCCATCTATTTTTTGATTCCTCTGTAACAGTAGGATTAGAGGATTGCATGTTAGTTTTAGGTGTTAATGTTAGATTATAGGGTTCTATAACCTCATTCATATCCACAATACCATACTTTAGGGATAATATCTGACATTCATCATAATATTTTTTAATAAAACCCATTTGATGTTTGAATTGAGGAGAATCAGAATACATTTCCTCAGCACTACATTTGTAGTCTTTCTTTTTTGCCTTGCATGAAATAATTGCTAATTTTCTCATCATTACCTTATTTCTGTCTTATATATCTATACATATGTGATTAACTTTCTGATACTAGTACCATCATACAAATAATATTCCCATTCATGTTTTTCATAATTAGCCTTTAGTATATCTCTATCTGTGGATATATTAAAATATTTCTCTAAATCAGTAATTATATTAGTAGAGGTACCTCTCATCCATACATTAACTGTGGTGTGAAATACTGTGGGTGCGAATTGTTTATAAGTTCTAACATTGAATACTCTGCCCTCTGATGTTACACAATAGTGATACCATTTATCTTTTTTATAATAGTGTACTTTCTCCCCCTCCAATAATATCCTACTATCCAATTTCTGTTCCTTATTCCAATTTTTAGGATATAAAGAATCTACAGGTAAATCATTGTAAATTAAGGCTTCAATATCTTCTATATCAACCACAACTTTGGATTGCTTTATATAATAACTCATTTAGTGTATAACTTAAGAATGTGCTACTTCTTTGATTTGCATTTCATATTGTCCAAATAATGAATTAGTTATTTTAACGAATGATAAAAAGTGACACGCACAATCTGGCATCCCAACTTCTTGCCCAGTAATAATTCTTCTAGCTTTGAGCCATATATTGTGCATGTTATGATGATCTACTCTATAACCCATTTTAGGTTTAAATTCGGTAATTAACCACATAGCATCTTCTCTACTTAAATTAGGATCTAAATTCATTCTATTATTTTATTTCTATATTTTAATACCATTTCAAAACATACAGCTAAAAAGCTAGTTATTAAAGCAAAAGTTAGATTTTGAAAACAAATTAATGCTACCCAAAAACTACTACATTGTACACAAGTAAAAACCAGTATAAAAGGTTGCATAAACCATAGTTTATGTTCAACCATTGTATTTACTAGTTTATCTATGATTTTTTCCCTAAATTTATTTAAAGGAGTAAACCACCAAATTAGCCAATTCATAAACAAGGCTAATCCTATAATATCAGTCAATATCTTCGTAGTCAATATCATCAGCTTCTATATTTACATTATTATCAAATATTTGTGGAGATAAAAATTGCTCCTCCCAGATCATATACTTAAGCATAATATCTGTATTTTCCTCTAAGAATTTTTCGTATTTTTCACATTTATCCATTATATGCTGGTTTTAATTTGTTAATCCAATATTGTTCTCGTTTTTTGTGATTATCACAATTCTCAATTACACCTGCGTAAATGTAATCATGTTGTCTAAAGTTATTATAAAGTTTAGGATTATTACCCTGCAGAGTTTTTGGGTTTTTGATATGAGCAAAATGAGACCATAATCTAAAAGCAATTTGTTTACTTTCTCCAACATATAAACATTCTCCTTTAGAATATAAAGCATATACACCTGCTCCTAATCTATTAGACCATTTTTTAAAAGATTGTTTATTTTTTTCAGGATTATTTTCTTTCCAATTGTCACTAGATTGTTTATGTTTTTCAGGATAATTTTTTTTCCATTTTTTAGTAGATTGGAGCACACAAGATTTACACCAAGAGCTTAACCTATCTTTAGTTTTTGGATTTTTATAGAAATTAGTTGTAGGTTTTCCCTTCCCACATTTAGTACATTTCTTACTTTCCATCTTTTAATTCACGTAGATATTCTATCACAATTTTTTTTACCTTAGATTTTCTATCTGCTTCTCTAGTCTTAATGTATTTTTCAAGTTCATCAATACGTTTTTCTAAGTTGTTATTCGCGTTAGAAGAAGGTGATGATGATATCGTTGCTTTGGTTTTAATCCACGTTAAAAAACGTTTAAATACCATTATAGTGTATGGGACAGAGATGGTTAAGAGCGAAGCTAAAATTGCTACAATGACTAGTTTAGGATATTCCATATTTTTTTATTTAAAAATGATTACAAATGTTTTTTATCTTCTTTAATGCTTTCTTTAAGTCCCTTGATGCTGCTGTGAGTGAAAAATCATAGGTGTTCTTAATTTCATCCCATGTTTTACCTTCTATATATTTTTCTTTAATGAGTGTTTGCTCATAGAAATCTAATTGCTCAATAGCATATTCTACACACTTTTGTTTGTCTCTATACATTTCATTTTCTTTACCTAACGAAATTTCTTCAGTAAAGTTATCAGCTGGTTTATCGTAAGCCTCATATACTCCTCTAGTGTTATAAAGGAATCGTCTATACTGGTTGTAAAAAGTAGATGAGCCTGATTTAATTTGAAGCGCCATAGCATAACCCATATAATTTTTTAATTTCTTATCCTCTATAATTAGCTGGTATTGGTAATCAAGGGGTTTCTTCTCTAGTAGCTCTAATAAACAGTGCATTAGTAAGTCATGGCTCCACTTAGCAGCATTATATCCACAGATCCTAATTGAATCCTGAACCATTTTAGGGTAGCAATTTTCTACTTCCTTAATTATTTGTTCTCTTTTTTCTGTATCAGTCATTATACTAATTGTCCTGAGTTGTATTGTTTGTTTCTTATTAAAGTGTATCTTTTAACTTCTACTTGTTGTATTCTTCTTTCTATTTCTTCCCAAATCTCTCCCTTTTGATAGTCTCTTTCTATTAAATTATAAAGGGCTTCTCGTTGGCTTATAGTAGGTTTGCTAAATCCTAATTGCATATTTTTTAACATATCCTTTACTAAATTAATTTCAGGCATGTGTTCGTCCATAACCTGAATAATAATTTGCCATTTTTCTTTATCTTTTAATAGTTTCATAATTTAATAACATTTAATTTGACTTAATAACACTTAATGAATAACTACTGCTACGTTTGCTAAATTTAGCAGTGTTTATTTATATCAGCTGGGACCAATTGCTACGTTTTATTTTTTTATTGTTTCGAAGGTAATAAATTTCTTTGAGGGAGGCAAGCTACCTTATAAAATAAGCAGCAAGATAGCCCGGGGTATCAAAAAACCCCAAATTTTATCTTTTTTTACTTTAGACTTATAATTATTACCCCTCGGTATCTCACCGCCCAGCATCTTAACTGGGTATTTAACAATCTTTCATCCATTTCAAGGCACTATACTATTTGCATAGCGGATTTACCTTGACATCGCTTATACACTTATGCTGAACCTTTTAACATCACTTAGTATTCAGCAGAATGGCTGATGTCTATTATAATTATATAACGATAATGAAAGATGCGAGGGATTCCAAACTATTTTCACCATTTGGAATGAGGATAAATGAAATAAAGAATCGCATCTTGAATATATTATACCGTATGTATAATCGAACGTATAAAATATATTATTATGAGTAGAAATAAGATGAAAAAATACCTAAGTCGAAATTACAAAACCTATACTGGAGAGCCTGCCTCTGATAGCTACAAGGTATTAAGAGCATTCTTAGATAGACACGGATTTGAAACATTACAAGAATACCTAAAAGAAAAATGTGGTAAAGTAGTAAAAGATGAATGGCGAATAAAAGATAGATATGAGGAATGTGATCCTACAGCAGTTGAAATACCTAATATACCAGGTTACTTCATAACACCTGATGCTGTAATTTGGAAATATTCACCTAAATTCAAATCGTGGATTATTATATCACAACAAACTTTAAAATCAGGCTACATGACATTTCAACCCTACATTGATAAAAAGAGATTTGTAAAGTATGTTCATAGAGAACTACTTAATGCTCACCGCGGATATAGAGATATATCTTATGAGGCTCATCACGTAGATAGAGATAGACAAAATAACAACCTAAGTAATTTACGATGGGTTGAGTATGATGAACATCGTAGGATGTGGAAAACTAAAAAGAAGAAAAATTAGGGGTAATAATGACCTTTAGTTTCATTATAGATAGTCTCTACATCAGTATCAGATAAGTAATCATTATAAATGAATACGTGACCCATACTACCTGATAATCCATTGATATAGCCAGTTCCAAAAAGTTCTGCTCCTAAAGTCCAAGGTTCAGCATTATCATAAATTGATCCTGAACCACCGAAATTCCATGCAGCTAAACCTGTAAACTCATCGTATGAACCTGAGTTAGCAAAAGTAAATTCAAAACCTCCTGTACTACCATCATATCTGTAAGTACAATACCACCAAGTATTACTAAATGGTACATTAGGGGCGGCATACATCCAATCAATGGCACTACCATCTTTAGAGGCGTAATAGTTCATAGTATCTACAGTTATTCTTCTACCCCCTACACTTCTTTGAGCACCGACATCATTCCATTTAAAGATATGAGCCCCAGTGTTATCAGCGTGTTTAATCCAATAGGCCATAGTTACATTCTCAAGTGGGTCTCCAAAATCCCCAAATACTATACGGCCTTGATCTACTGATCTATCTATATCAAACCTTGGAATATCTGTAGAAACATAAGTTACATTACCTTGATATTCACCATCTCCTCCTGAACCAAAATTAGTTACAGATGAAGATACAGGAGCATAATTAGGGTTCATATACAATAAAGGCTCACCAGGTGGTCTATAAAACTCATTTATAAAATTATTAATTTGAGTATTACCTAACCAAAATTGATTTATTTTTGTATTTCCTAAATAGTATTCCATTTAATATATTTTTTATTATGGGGTTGGATAAACTACAAATACTACTCCATCAGATCCATCTGCTCCTGGAGCAGTACTAAGTGAAGTTCCACCACCACCAGAACCTCTTCCAGCGACAGCATTAGATCCAGCAGCACTAGCATCACCACCATCTCCACCAACACCAGAACCACCAGTTCCTCCAGTACCAGTATTCCAAACTCCTCCTCCTCCTCCTCCAGCATAAGCTAAAGGACCATTATTATCTAATTCTAAAGTAACTCCAGCCCCACCATTACCACCATTACCACTAGCACCATTTGTTCCAACAGCAGAGTATCCTCCTCCACCACCCCCACTAAAAGCATAAGCTAAAGGACCATTATTATCTAATTCTAAAGTAACTCCAGCCCCACCATTACCACCATTACCACTAGCACCATTTGTTCCAACAGCAGAGTATCCTCCTCCACCACCCCCACTAAAGGGTGATCTTCTACCTGTTCCACCATCATTACCCTGATCTCCAAATCCTTCTCCTGCGGGAGTTCCTGAATCAATGCCCCCTCCTCCACCAGAGCCTCCATTACCACCTTTATCACCATCAGCAGTAGGATAATCATCAGAACCACCACCACCACCTCCAATGGCAGTTATTTCATGTCCACCTGAGCCAATACCAAAGGTTGAATTTCCACCATTTGAGCCTGATTGATTTGAGCCTGGAAATGCCACATGAATAGCCCCTGCTCCTCCAGTGCCAATAGTTACTGGATAATCTGTGTTTTCTGAAATAGAATATGATGAGCTAATTACAAGTCCACCAGCACCACCACCTCCACCGGCTTGGGCTCCTCCACCGCCTCCTCCAGCAAGTACCATTACGTAAACATCTAAGGTAGAAACATCACCTAGACTGCCTACCTCTAAAGTACTATTACTAGAAAATTTATGTGAAGTATAATCGACACCCCCTGAGGTAAATGTGGTAATAGTACCTCCTGTAATGCTGAATCCTCCTGCTTCTGCCCCTTTAATAAAGGCAAATGGTGCAAATACACTCATATTTTATACAAAGTTTTGAACTGCTGAAACATATAAATTAGTAGCATCAAATGAGATAAATGTTAATATATCTTCTGCATCTGCTGCTTCAGTCGCGGTATATACTGAACCTGATTTAATGTTACTATCGAATGTTAATGTTCCGTATCCTGGGTTTGGTTGTTTAACTTTTAAACTAACTGTTTGTCCTGGATTAATACCTACACTAGTAGTTAAGTGTGTATTACTACCACTTACCAGAGTTATTGTAAAGAAATTACCTCCAGTACTAACATTCATCGATGCTGTATTTGAGGCTATACTTAAAGCACTAGTTAATCCATAAGCACTACCACTAAATACTGTTTGACTTTCAAATATATTCTTACCTGTCCAAGTATTGTTTAATGAAGTATCTAATGGGGCATATGAGGCACTAACAGCATATGAAGAACTTACAGCGTCAAAAGCATATGAGGCTGTTAAAGCATACGAAGCACTTACTGCATTAAAGGCATATGAAGCAGTTGTAGCATATGAAGCACTAACTACTGAAGCAACAGCATCTGTAATAGCATACAATGTATTAGGATCACTTGAAGCTGAAATGCTGTTATATTCTGCTTGTGTTAAAGTTGTAATATGTTTAACAGGATCAGTAGATGTGTAAATATCTGTAATGTTATCAACTACAGAACCACTAAATGAACCTGAATCTATCTCTACAGTTCCATTAGCGACTTTAAGGTTTGGAACATATACAGTGTTTGCTCTTTCAGTTGTAATTCCATCTCCACCTAATATTACTGAAGCGGTATGTCCTGAAGCAATTGTACTATTTCTACTACCTATAATAGCAGCATCATCTGCGTTAATGGTATTGGTCCAACCCCCACCAATAAATCCTCTTGAACTTGCATCAATTAAATTGTATCTACCTCCAGCAATTACATCGTGTTCAGCAGCAATATTTTGGATTGTAGATTCTCTAGCACCTACAATAGCTGCGTTATTAGCAGATGTAAGTGTATTACGTTCACCTTGTACAAAAACGTTATATTGGTTTCCTATATTATTGAATGAGTCTCCAAACTTAGCACTACCAAGTAAGTACAAACCAAATGCTTCACCACCATCTATATAAACATAATCACTGGCACCTGTATCTACATTAAATGTAGCAGCATTTTCTACTAATAAATCTTGAACAATTGCTGAAGAACCTGAAACATATGAGGCACTATCTGCGGTAATTAATCCTGTTACAGTACCTGTTACATCTAAATTACCTGTAATTTGTGTATTTGCGTTTATTACAACTGTAGTACCATCATCTGTAATGTTTGAATCATTCAAATGATGTCCACCATTGCCTTTAGGTATCGTATTGTTTGTTAAGTAAGTTGGAGTACCTTTAGTAGAATACTCAGGACCAAACATTACAATGCCATAATTTGTTGGATCTGAACCTGAATATTCATAGAACCAATCATTAGTTTGAGAATCAAAGTTTAATGAGGCTGTATAATTAATAGGGGTAGCTGAACCACTATCTTCAACTTTAATCCCAGCATATCGTGTGGCATCACTTGTATTTAATACAATATAAGAATCTCCAATAATTGTCGATGAACCTGTAATTGTTTGTAAAAATCCAATAGAAGCACTTTCAAATATTGCTACTGAAGCACTAATACTAGCTACATCTAAATTAGCGTTTTTATCAACATCTAAGGCAAGTGAAGCTGTTATAGCATGGGAAGCGGTGAGTGCAGAAGCTACTTGTCCATCTACGTTTGCTCCCGCTACATAAGAGGAACTAACTGCTGATGCTACTGATAAAGTGCTTTGATCTACAGGTTGTGCTACACCATCGGCATCACCAACCCATAAATAATCTTGTTGAATATTAGGCATTGCTCTTTCAATACCTGGTCCATTAATTACTCCTGAACCATTTATAGCAGATTTTTCAACATATCCTAAAGGTTGAATTAAATTACTTGAGCCAGTTGGTCTAACATTTGTATATCCTCCTCCAACAGCAACCCATACTTGATCACCTGAATCAAATGCTGAAGTATCTACTCCATTTATAAAGCCATCTAATAATACTATACCTTCTGCTTCATCTAACATTTGCTGTCCAGCGATTCCGCCAGCAGGCATTCTTGTAGGATCACCAGCATCAGCAGGATAAACACCTACTAAGTTACCTGCTGTTCCACTACCTGTAAAGTATAATGGAGTACCTTTTTCAATCGTACCACCTGATAAGTTTTTACCATATACAATTGTATTAGCTGAGTAGGTTGTAAGGGAAGAGGTAAGGGAAGTTATAGCAGTATCAGCTACAAGGGCATGAGAAGCACTTAAAGCAGTAGCAGCACTATTTGCCAAAATAGCATGAGAAGCAGATGTAGCAGTATCGGCTACACTCGCAGAATCTGCGTTTACTACGTTATTTACTGTAATATCAAATGTGGTTGCATCACCCTTAGTGAATGTAATAGTAGCATCGCTTATAGACGCTGTAGTAAGTAAACTACCTGTATCAACAGTTACTGCTGAGCCTGTATCTACTGTTAAATTAAATGTTGAACCATCACCTTTGGTAAATGTTAACACATTACTTGTTACACTACCAGTTGACATTAGACTACCTGTGTCAAATCCTTCTGCATTTAAAGCATAAGAAGCAGTAATAGCATGTGAAGATGAAGTAGCTGAATCAGCAAATCCTGCATGTGAAGCAGTCATTGATATAAAGTCAATTAAACTACCAGTTCCATCTGTAAATTGATCTGAACCACTAATTTGAACTAAACCTTCAAATGAGGCACTAATGTATAAGTTTGTTAAATCTCTACCCATGATTTATAATTTGTTTATGTCGGAGCCCCAAGGAAATTGAGGATATTTTGAATCTGCTATTCTAAGACCCGCTTTTCTAGCTTGCTCATAATGAGCAGCTCTATTTTGATATCTAAAAGCTATTGGTGAACGATACTGAACCCCGTAATCAGGCCATTGTTCATATAATTTACTAGCTGAATTTAATTCAGGGAATGTCGATTGGTTTTCTGCTATATAATTGGCTAAACGTTCTCCGTAATACTCCATCTTATTTTCAGCAGATTGTCTTTTCATGTTATAGATGCTTCTATCTACATCTACACTATTATCACCGCCAGTAGGTTTAAGTAAACCGTTGTTTCTCGGTCTTAAATAAATGTACTCTAATGCTTCATAGTAGGCGGCGAATAATAAGAAATCTTGAATATACCCGTCAACTAACGTTTTATATGCGCCTGTTAAAGTACTTGCATCTATATCACTTAAGATTTTCTCGTATAATAAAGTACCGATAATTCTTTGTAATGAAATATCCTGAGCTACACGTACTGCATTTTTTAAGAGTTCACTATCGACATTGATGTTCATGTCAGTGAATTCTCTTAATTTTGCTTCTGATATGATAAAAGTATCTGTCATTAGATTGGGTATATATCTTGGGTTTCTAATTCTGCTTCTCTATCTGCTTTCTCAATTTCAGTCTCTAATGCTACATCTTCTCCTGCATCTGCTTCTTGACCTGTAATTACTTCACTTTCTTCAGATCCATCATCAAATAATTTTAATTGTTGAACTCCTATAGTTACATCACCATAGTTAAAAGAAAGTAATTCATCAAAACAATCTAAAATTGATTGTTGGAAAGGTCTAATTACTGTATTTAAGAATAATAAATAAGCATCTATCATTTCTGTTCTTCCTCCTAATTGACCTTCAGTTTTAATACCTAAAATCATTGGGGAAGTAATTCTATGTGCTGTTAAGATATGTTGAATAACCATATCATTGATAGTTGTATAGTAACCATCTGCTCCGTTTGTAGCAATTGGAGTAATTACAGGAGCGTTTTCAGGAGAGTCAACATCCATATATAACAGATTACCTGCGTTAGAGGTACCAGCATATTGTAATCTTAACATTTGCTCAATTGCTGATCTTTGATCATCATCAGCATTCGTGAACGTGGTTATTGCTAGACTCGGAGCTAGACCATTCTTAAGATTATTAACGTGGAAATTGGTTGCCTCAATATCTACTTCAATTGAACGTAAACCACCTACGTAATCAGGTAATGGGTAATACTTCATACCTGGTCTATAAGGATGATAAACGTAAATTTGGTTTGGTTCTTCTTTATTTGTGTTCTTGTTAAAGGAGGGAAGATATGCTAATTCATCAATATTTGATGTTAAACCATATCTATATTTTTCAGACCATTCATCTGAGATATAATATCCTGGAATTTGGCCTCTATAATTTTTTTCTTTTGCTCTTAAATAAGAGAAATCAATGTGGTAGACTTCAGCTATTTTTTGTCTGTCTTTAGACCAAATAACTTCAAGTGCAAAACCACCAAATACTTTTATATCTTTAGCTACTTTTTTAAATATATCATTCCACGATTCACCTTCTTTATTGGCAAAATCTAATATACTTGAGTCTTCAGTAGTTAATCCTTCACCTACAATTGCTTCACAAACTGCATAAACACAGGTGTTGTGAATAGATGAATTGTTAAATAACCTAATTAATTGATCTGGGAAATCATTATACTCGCCGTATTTAATGTAATGATCAGTCTTATACTCTAGGCGATTTTTCTCAACCTTATTCTCAAACTTATTGATCGCTTGAAATTTAAATTTTTTATCCATTGTAAGTGGTATATGTTCCTGTTTCATTTGGTGAGGAGTACTCAGGTATTGCTACCTCATTACTGCCTGATAAATATGCTCTATCAGTCGAGATTAAATTACCTCGTGTATCTGCTGAAACGTTACTCCATAAGTAACTAGCATTTGCCCAAGTAAAATCTGCTTCTATCCATTTAATAGCTGCTCCTGCTATTAATTCATAAATGTTAACAGTATATTGTCCTGAATAAGCAGGTAATGATGCTCCTGGAACACTAAATACTAAGTATTGTACTCCATTTACACCTGGGTTGTTTAACAAAGTACCTATAACTTCATCAGTAGTTGATTTATCATATACTTGAGTAAAATCTAAGTATACTTCTCCTGATTCTATCGAAGCAGTAACCTGTACATCAGGCCAAATTGCATTTGTATTTGTTGTTTGGGCTTTGTTAAACTGTAACATAGCAAGTGTTTATGTTATATACTAGAATAGGGGTCACACAAAGTGCAACCCCTTATCCTAATAATTAAATTTAGCTAATGGTAATACCATCTAAAGCACCTGTAAATGAAGTAGTACTTCCACTTATTTCAGAAGCTGGTTCTGGTTCTTGACCGGTAAACGTTAAGTTATATCCGTTCAAGTCACCAAATGCTACACCTGTAGCTCCAGTTCCTGAAAGTAATTGCAATCCATTTTCTTGACCTAACAACCAGAATTTACCAACTGTATCAGTTGATCCGTTGTTAGTTTCTACTACAATTTTTAAATCTGGGTTTTTAGCTAAAACGCGGACTTGGTTACGAGTAGAGGATTGTAATTTAAAGAATACAGCATTCAAAGTTTGCTCATAGAATACAGTACCATTTTCTGGTGTAGAAGTAATTGCTTCGCTAAAGTCAGATGTCTGACGGAATAGCTCAAATTTATAAAACACACCAGATCCGGAAATTGAATCTATTAAACCATCACTGACTGTACTAATTGAATCAATAGAGCCAGAGAGTATATAAAGATTTCGAATACCACCAGTGTTGTCTCTACAACCTAGCGTAAATCCTGAAGTAATATCACATGTTGACATAGTTCTCTCTGTTTTAAATTAGACAATTAGTTATTAAGCTTGATCATTGGACACAAAATATTCAGGAAAACCAACATTTACGCCTAGTTTAGTTGAAATTCTGTGTTTCAATTGGTCAGTATTGATATCGTACCAAAGTTGGAATTCACTAAAGTCACTCATCAAGTCAGTACCAGCTACGATTTGTTTGGCAGGTCCTAATACTACACGATCAGATCCGTTTAGACCTACAGTACCTACTACTTTTATGTTAGGGTTGAATGGGTACATCATCTCTAAGATACCACCACGATTTTCAATCGAGTTAGGATCGAAATAGAAGCTGTTAGCTTGACGTAGAGCTGAAATGTATTTACGGAAGTTAGCTACACTCATGAAGAAAGTTAAGTCTTCACGGTCAGCAACATCGCTAGAAAGGTTAGCGATCATATCATCCATTACATCTAAAGCAGTACCAGCAGTGATTGCTTGTGAACCTGAACCTACAGGAACAACAACACCTGAAGTAGATCCTGAAATGATATATTTCAATCCACTAGTTTCACAGGTACCACCAAAGGTAGAAGCTGATCCACTCTCTTGTGCCCACAAGAATTGGTCGTTTGCTTTTTGGAATTGGTTAACTAATAATTCTGAATAAGCACCTGCTAAAGCCCAAGTTTCGTTATATGAACCTGGTTCTAGAGATGAGATACCTAGATATTTTTTATCTAGATCTTTTAAACATACGCCATCGAACGAGGTACGAGGACATACGGTAATGTTACGTTGAGTAAAAGCAGCAGAACCACTAGCTGAACTTACACAAGTGCCATTTTGCATATAAAGGCTAACTTCGAATAAGTTGATTGGTTCTTGATATTTTACTCCTTCCTGGATAGTGATGTACTCCATAGTACTACCACCATACACAGATTTAACAAGAAGTTCGCCAGCGATCTCGTTGTTAAAATTACTTAGTGCGGTTACATCTAAAGCCATTGTAATAAGGGTTTTTTAAAATTATTTTTTCTTTTTAATTGAATTGATAGCCATTTGGATTCGGTCAGAATTTTTGGCCTTAGCTACGTTGAATTTCTCAACTTTGCTATTGTTGGTCTTTGGTAGCGTTTTTTCAGATGCTGGTTCCTTCATTGCTTCTTCGAATTTAGCAGCTAAAGCTTTATATTGGTCTTGCATTTTCTTCATTTCTTCAGAAACTACTTCTCCAATAAGTTTAACTACATCTTCCATAGAAACACCAGGTTCTACCTCTACTTCTAGCATCTCTTCTTCTTTAACTTCTTCTTCAAGCTCTTCTTCTTTAACTTCTTCTTCCTCAGCCATATCTTCCTTAGCTAAGATTTCCGTAACAACTGATCCTTCAGTTTTAATTTTACGGCCATCTGCTAATTCATGAAAGCCATCGGGAGCGTCCATTTCTTGATCTTCAGCAGTAACAACAGTTACTTTATCACCAACTTCCAAAGTATCACCTGGGAATTTGATTGTAAAAGCATCATTGATATCGCGAACCTCTCCAAAGGTTTCGGTTACTTCTGCTGGGGCATCAATTAATGAGAAGTGCTCTTTAACAAGCTCTTTTAATTCATTTGATGTCATATTTAACAAAATTTAAAGGGTAAAAATTAGAATTTACGACAATACATATTTAGATATTAATTATCTATCCTTATGTAAAGTTGTTTTATTTATTTGCAATAGTATAACAAATGCCAGCTGCTTGTCTTCTGTCTTTAGCTTCGCCTTTACTTAACACTTGTTCAATACATCTGGGGATAAAATCATCACGTCTTTCCCCTGGTTTTCTTTCTGGTAGTGGCATAATTACTTGTTTAGTGCTTTTTCTACAAAGTATCCTTCAGTTGAGAATCCTTTTACTCTTCCTGTCTTAACATAGTTATCCCAGATATCTTTATTGTTTACCTTGTATATACCGAACCAGTCGCCTATACTAGGTGTATAACCATATAGTACAGATTTGTCATTTACAGGGTCTTTAACAATCCATGTTTCAACTAGGATTACATCTTTAACAGGAGTAGAATTATCATGTTCAATATTTACAGCATCTACTAGCTTATCCTGCATTAATTTATAGGATAATTTTTCAATTGTATCGGCATCAAAGTAAACAAAGTACTTATCTCCATTATCATCTAATCTAGGGATTAATTTATTTGCCTTCATTAAAGGCCCAATTAGCATTTGTTTTTCATCTAATTCGGCTTGGGCAAATTGGAATTTATCCATTAGTGAACCTGATACTTCATTAGTATAATTAGGTAATCCTGTAACATCCAATTCAAAATTTTCAGTTGCTACATCATGTTTAAAACAAGGCATGTATACTACTTTACCATCTTCTAAAGTGTGTTCATGGTATCCTTCACATCCTAACTCAACTGCTTTAGCTTCTGCCTCTTCAATTGTGGAGTAAACAGGTGTTCCATCAATTTCTCCTTCTTGAACGAATGCTTGTTTAATATCCTCTACCTTTTCCATCTCTAATCTAATAAGATCCTCTACAATGAGTTTATTAAATTGTTGAATTGGAACACAATTAGGGACTTTTCTACCATTTTTGGTTTTTAAACCATATGCTTTATATCCTGGTTGGCAAGCATCTTCTAAATCTTCAAATTCGTCTTTTACGAATTCTTCACCTGCTTGTCTTAATTTTTTCTCCGCCCAAGGTAGTGCGCTAGGACCACCCCATAGCAAATAAGAAATATATCCACAAGCGTTATAGTCTTTTCTATCACGAGCAAGTTCATAATTATCTTTTTGTCTGATCAAAAATGATCTCATACGACGAATAGTATCTAGGGAAACAGGTTCTCTATTTGCTAATTGTTGTGCTCTTACTTTACCAACTTGAGTAGCACATTTGTTACCTAATTCCTCATTACGCTTAATGCCTTGTTTTGCTGCGTCAACTGCTGATTGCGGGTAATCATCAAATGTGTCTGCAAATTGTTGTTGTTTAGCAAACATGTAGAAATCTTCCTCAATGGCTGGATTTTCAACCAATGCTACTGCCTCTAATCCAGACAATAAGTTTTCTTCGTCTATATCTAATTTTACGATTTTCATACTTTTCTTAAATTGTTAATTTGAGCACTTGCATCTTGAGCATCGGTTACATCACCTGCTAATACATAGGTTTGAATAGGTGGTTGTTCTTGACCAACTCCCCCTGGGGTTGGTATATCAGGAACTGCACCTATACCTGCTGATATTCCACCTGATAAACTTGGTACTCCTCCTCCTCCTCCACCAGAAGGTAATCTACCAGGAGATTGTACTGATCCGCCTTTATCAGATGAATTAATTTGTTGAATACTCTTTCTAGCTGAATTAACTGCAGAAGCAATAGATAAACCTGCAGCTATAGTGTTAATTGTAACCCAAGGTTGACCAGCGGTTAATGGAGAAACTGCTGTTGCTTTAGCATTTGCTAATCCTGTAGAAGCAATAATTTGACCAATAGCGGCTGCTTGGGAAGCAATTACTGCTCCAATTGCTACTGCTTTATTTTCACCTGCAAGATCCTGGGCTAAATTTGCTGCTTGTGCAAGTAAACCAAACTTAGCATTTTCAATAGCAACTTCAGCTTCTTTTTTAGCTAATGCAATTTGAGTTGCATTTTCTTTATCTTCTTCTCTATATCCCGCTCTTTGAGCATTTAATGCTTCATCTCTAGATGCTTCTAATTCTGCAGTCTCTAAACCTGCTGCTTCAGCTTGAGCAATTAAATCATTGTAATAGGTTTCTGTAGCTTGTAAATCAAATTCTCTTTGTTCAGCAACAGTATTGGCCTCTGCTTCTCTAATTTGGGCTTTTAAATCACTTAGTTCTTGTTCTTTCTTTAATTCAAGGTCTTTTTCAAAATCAGTTATTTCAGCATTCTGGAGTGTAAGTAAATTCTTTACTTCTTCACTTTCCTCACCATATACTTGTTTTAATAATTCTAATCTATCAGCATATGATTGTTTAATACGAACAATTTCTTTTTCACTTTCATCAGCTCTTAAAACCTCTAATTCTTCAGTAATTCTAGCAACTTCAGCTTGTGCTTGTTTTTCTAGATTAGCTCTTTCTTGAACTGCTTTTTCTAAATCTTTTTCAGCCTTAGCTCTACGTTCTAATGCTTCCTTAACCTTAGTTTGTTGTTCACTATTTTCTGCTTCTAATGGAAGTAATGCAGCCAGTGTTTGTTCATAAACTTTAGTTGCTCTGTCTACTTCAGCTTGAGCTTCACTTACAGCTTTACCTTGATTTTCAGCTGCTTCTGTTGCGTTTTTGGCATTTACAACAGCTTGACCATAAACTGAACCACCATATAATACTTGATTTCCTAATTTTTCCCAGAAACCAATATTTTCTTCTAATGATGATGATTCTGCTTTTAATTGTGCCTCTAATGCCTGTTGTAATAATGATGCTGCTGCTTCTGCTTTAGCACGAGCTACAATTAATTTTGTTTGTTTTTCAATTCGTTCATTTAACTCATCAAGTGCTTCAGCATTAGCTAGTGTAATATCTTCTGTATTAACACCTAATTTATTTAATTGCTGTAATGCGAATGCTCTTTCCTCTTCACTTTTAGTAGTGTCCTGAACAACATCGTTATAAGCGTTTAATTCAAAGATTAATTGTTGTTGTCCTGCTTCTGCTTCAAGTAAAGCATCATTATATTTTTTCTGTTTATCAGTAGCAATTCCTAATACAGCGGATACTTTATCCCAATTTTGAATTAATTGGTCTATTAAAATAATTAGAACACCAATGCCTAATGATGCTAATGCTACTTTTAATTTATTTACTCCACCAGCAGCATTAGTAAATGCTCCTGTTATAGCACCACCAATTTTTTCAAATGTTTTAGGGAATGCTTTTTGTGCTGCTAAGAATCCATTAGTGGCTTCACTTACACCTTGTACAACACCAATAACACCTAATAATTTTTTCTCTACCTCTTCAATTGCTTCACTCTCAACCCCAAATGCTAAGAATGCGGAGGATACGGCACCTACAGCACCTACTAGACCATTGAATGTATCTACTAGTGCTGTTGTTCTTTGTTCTCTATCTAACGACTCAAACTGTAAATCAATGTTTTTAAGTTGAGCCTCAGTAGACTGGATTTGTCTACCTAATTCTTTGAATCGTTTAGATCCAATAGCAACGGATTCAAACTCTTGTCTTAATTGACCAAGTTCGTTATTTAAATCCTCTACCGATTTTAGGTCGGTTTGAACGCCAATTTCAAATTCTATTTTACGTGCCATCTAAATAAATATTATGTTAGGGCTGTTGTTCTACTTACCTCAAATAACTTACTTCCGTTAGATACAAATGTTAATGTATACCAATTAGGTGAATTATATGATAAATTACCTTGGTCAAGG